GAAAGAAAACAAACCACATTACGTCAACAACGCTCAGTTTTCTGAGGCTGTTGTCGAGTACGTAAGACACGCCAACTCTGAAACCGAGGCTGGTAATCCAAAACCCATCGTGCCAAACTACGTTGCAGAGTGTTTTCTGAAGATCGCAGAAGGCTTGTCTCATAAGGCTAACTTTGTGCGGTACACGTACCGTGAAGAGATGGTCATGGACGCTGTAGAAAACTGTCTTAAGGCTATCGAGAACTACAATCTTGAAACTGCTACTCGCACAGGCAAACCCAACGCATTCGCATACTTTACACAGATTGCATGGTACGCATTTTTGCGCCGTATCGAGAAAGAGAAAAAGCAACAGGACGTTAAACTCAAGTTCATTGCCGAAGCAGATATCAGTCAATTTATGGAAAACGCTGATGACATTGATATGAGTGACGATACCACATTCTCTTTCATTGAAGAATTACGCTATCGAATTGACGCTGTAAAAGAAAGCGATCGAATGTTCAAAGAATATGCTACAAAAGAAAAGCGCCGCCGTAAAGCAAAAGTAGACTCAGACTTGACACAGTGGTTATAAATGGAGTATACTTGTATGTGGAAGTATGAGTGTAAGTCAGGCACGTACGCAGAGACGAGTCTACTTGCTTTGTTATGGACTATCTTTACTCACCGTTTGCATCATCTGATCGAGGACGGTAAGTTTACGGACTAATATGAAAATAGCATTGCTAAACGATACGCATTGTGGCATCCGCAATTCATCGGATATCATGATGAAGTATCAAGAGAAATTCTATTCTGAAGTATTCTTTCCTTATCTGTTAGAGAACAACATCACCAAGATTCTACACCTTGGTGACTACTACGATAATCGAAAGTTTATCAACTTCAAAGCCCTTGAACACAATCGTAAAATCTTCCTTGAGAAGTTGCGTGAACACAAGATACACATGGACATCATTCCTGGTAACCATGACGTATTCTACAAGAACACGAACGATCTGAGTTCACTGAAAGAACTGCTCGGTCACTACATGGCTGAAGTTCGTATCATCGAGAAGCCAACTGTGGTTGAGTATGATGGCACACCGGTTGCACTCGTGCCATGGATCAATGATGAGAACGAAGCAGAGACCGAAAAGTTTCTGAAGACGTGCAAAGCGTCTATCGTCGGCGCTCACCTAGAGTTAGAAGGCTTTGAGATGCAAGCAGGCATTCCATGTACGCATGGCATGAGTGCAGATGATTTCAAAAGATTTGACACAGTACTCACTGGTCACTTCCATACGAAATCAAATCACGGCAACATTCACTATCTTGGCTCACAGATGGAGTTCTTCTGGTCAGATGCACATGATCCAAAGTACTTTCACATCTTCGATACCAAGACACGTGAACTGACACCTGTACAAAACACCGTCACACTGTTTCATCGGCTGTACTACGATGATACCGTAGAGAAGGCTGAGTATAAGTATCGTACAGGCAAACTGCCCGACATCACTGACAAGTTCGTCAAGGTTGTTGTGGCTAACAAATCTAATCCAAAACTATTTGAACACTGGCTTGATCGTATTCAGTCCAAACGTATTCATGAACTGAAGATCGCAGAAAACTTCGAAGAGTTCGTTGGTTCGTCGGTCGAAGATGATCGAGTATCTGTAGAGTCAACTGAACAATTGTTAAGCAGTTATATTGACGCTGTTGAAACACCTCTTGATAAAGGACATATTAAAAAACTTGTCCATGAATTAATGATAGAGGCTCAGACAGCAGATATAGTATAGAAACGCACCTGCCGTATTACCAGAGGTCTGGTGATGCTTGACACACTACTTTCGGTATGATATAGTACACATATGATTAAATTTACAAATTTGCGTTACCGTAACTTTTTGTCTACGGGCGATCAATTCACTGAAATTTCCTTAGATCGTGCTAGGTCTACTCTAGTCGTTGGACAAAACGGCGCTGGCAAATCGACAATGCTGGATGCGTTGTCGTTTGCCCTTTTTGGCAAAGCACATCGAAGCATCAACAAGGGTCAGTTAGTCAACTCAATCAACGGCAAAGCCATGCTAGTCGAAGTCGAGTTCTCAATTGGTCCATCAAACTATAAGATTGTGCGTGGCGTCAAGCCCAACAAGTTTGAAATCTGGAAAGATAATGTACTGATCAACCAAGACAGTCACAGTAAAGAGTACCAGAAAGTTCTTGAGCAGAACATTTTGAAATTGAATCACAAATCGTTTCACCAGATTGTGGTGCTTGGTAGTTCATCGTTCATTCCGTTCATGCAACTACCGGCACAGCATCGCCGTGAGGTGATTGAAGACTTGCTCGACATTAACGTGTTCTCTAAGATGAACACCATTTTGAAAGAACGCATTTCGATTCTGCGCGAGCGCGAGCGAGCCAACAAAGTTGCGTTAGAACTGATCGAAGAAAAGATCAAGACACAGCGCGACTACGTGGCTAAACTAGAAAAACTTAGCCGTGAGCAGAAGACCGAACGCCTAAAAGAAATTGCTGTACTGCAAGAGTCAATCACAACTCTTGGTCTTGGTCGTGTCTCTGTGTCTCAAGATCAGATGAAGAATCTGAAGAGTCAGATGGATGAGCTAAATAGTAAGATTCGTGAGGTCGAGAAATTCGACACACAATTTTCTACGAAGCAAAAAGCACTGAACAAAGAGATTAAGTTTTATGAAAGTAACTCCACTTGTCCCACCTGTGACCAAAGTATCGAGCCAGAGGTTAAGCAAGCAAAGACTGAAACAGCGGCTAGAAAGTGGGACGAATTCGAAGAAGCAAGACACCAAGCCTCAGCCCAAATCAAATCACTCTCGGATCGACATCGAAGTGTAGAAGAAAACATTGCGAAGATTCAAGAGCAGTTGAATCGCGAGTTTGAAATCAACACACAGATCACTCAGGCTCAAAATAGAATCGAGCAGTTACAACGAGAGGTCGATAAGGTTGAGACTGAGACTGACTCTGTAGAAGATTCGCTTTCGCAGTTAGAAATTTACACCAAAGAAGAGCAAGCCCTAACTAAAGACAGACGCCAACTGTCCGAAGAGGGTGCGTACAATACTGTCATCACAGAACTGTTAAAAGATACTGGCATCAAGACTAAGATCATCAAACAGTATTTGCCCGTGATCAATAATCTGGTCAACAAGTATCTGCAAGTTCTGGACTTCTATGTGTCGTTTCATCTGGACGATACGTTTAAAGAGTCTATTCGTTCTCGTTACAGAGACGAATTTTCGTACGACTCATTCAGCGAAGGAGAGAAACAGCGAATCGATTTAGCCTTGCTGTTCACTTGGCGTATGGTCGCAAAGATGAAGAATAGTGTCGCAACAAATCTTCTGATTCTTGACGAAACTTTCGATAGCAGTTTGGACGCTGACGGCGTAGATAACCTGTCGAAGATTCTTGAGACGCTTGACGAAGATACGTGCGTATTTGTTATTTCACACAAAGGAGAAATGCTTGACGGTAAATTTGATGAGAAAATTGAGTTCGTTAAATCAAAGAACTTCAGCAAAGTCGCTTGACCTCAAGCGCAGAAAAGTGTATAATTTATTGAAATTAACGTGCATAAAAGTGCGAGGATATTATGGAACTAACTGAAAAGACGTTGACTGTTCTGAAGAACTATGCAACGATTAACCCTAACGTTGTGATCAACAATGGCAACGTAATCAAAACAATCTCTGAGGCTAAGAATGTTCTTAGCAGTGCTGAGGTTGACGTTGAGTTTCCCAAGCAGGTCGGCATCTATGATCTGAGCGAGTTTCTTAGCGTCTTGTCTTTGGTTGATTCGCCACGTCTTACATTTGAAGACAACAACTTTTTGATCAGTGACGGTAGTGGTCGCACTCGTATCAAGTACTTTTACTCTGATATAGATATGCTTACTGTCCCGAGCAAAGACATCATCATGCCTGAGTGTGAGGTATCTTTCTCTCTGGATCGTGAGACGTTGACCCGAGTGAAGCGAGCGGCTTCTGTTCTTGGTCACACTGAAATGTCTTTGTCTGTTGTGAATGATGTATTGCAGTTGTCTGTAATCGATCAGAACGACAAGACTTCGAACGTATTCTCTATCGACGTTGATGGTGAGTACAAAGACGCAAATTTCAACTTCGTATTCAACATTGCGAACTTGAAGATGGTTGATGATGATTATCGAGTTGATATCTCATCTAAATTGATTTCTCATTTTGTCAATGAGATTAGCGGTATCCAATACTGGGTAGCACTTGAAAAAACTAGCACTTACGGAGAATAATGCTATGGCTAAGAATGAAACGAACGAAAGCGTCGAGCAACTGATGGAACTCGCTAATCGCGTGACCCGCAGTACTGTCGCTGTAATTGATACCGTGACCGGACGTGGTGGCTTTCGCGGTGAAGAACTCTCGACTATCGGCCAGTTGCGAGATCAATCTATTCAGTTGATTCAACTTGTTGAACAAATGCAAGGTGAATCTGGCGAATAATTCTGATATAATACTCCTATGAACAAACTCTGGACTATCTGGAAGTACGCTATCGGTAGCTTCAGTGATGACAAGACCGCAGACTATGACAATCATGTCGCGGTTATTCGAACGTTTGTTGTCGTAATCAATGTTGGCTGTGCTTGCATGATTATGGCAAACATCGTTCACAAATGGTAATTTTATTATGATGCGGAGTAATTTATGTCTAAAGATTTTCTCTGGGTTGAGAAGTATCGTCCTCGCAAGGTAGAAGACACAATTCTACCAAAAAAACTGAAAGATGTTTTTACAAAGATCGTGCAGTCTGGTGAATTGCCTAACATGCTTTTCACCGGCACTGCTGGTCTTGGTAAGACTACCGTAGCACGAGCAATCTGTGATGAACTTGGCTATGACTACATTGTCATCAATGGTTCTGAAGAAGGTAACATCGATACGCTACGTGGCAAAATCAAGCGTTTTGCATCCTCTGTCTCTCTAGGTGGCGATGTCAAGGTCGTCATCCTAGACGAGGCTGATTATCTAAATCCTCAATCGACACAGCCAGCTCTTCGTGGCTTCATTGAAGAGTTTTCTGATAACTGTCGATTCATTCTGACTTGTAACTTCAAGAATCGAATCATCGAGCCGCTTCACTCTCGGTGTGGTGTGTACGAATTCAATACGACCAAGAAAGAGATGCAGACTCTCTGCGCTGATTTCTTTGTGCGATTGATCCACATTCTTGAATCTGAGCAAGTCGCATTCAACAAAGACCTGCTTGCACAACTGATCATGAAGTACGCCCCAGACTGGCGGCGTGTAATCAATGAGTGTCAGCGGTACTCGATTGGCGGTCAATTGGAAACTACAGTTCTCAATAATGATGCAAGTGGTAACTACGATTCTCTTTTCAAGTCGCTCAAAGACAAAGACTTTAAAAAGATGCGCAGTTGGGTCGCTCAGAACGTAGACGTTGATGTGTCTGCAATCTTTCGTCAAATCTATGACAACATGTACGAGAAAGTGGACGCATCTTCGATTCCGCAACTGGTGTTGATTCTTGCTGACTACCAGTACAAGAATGCCTTCGTTGCTGATCATGAGTTGAACATCGTCGCATGTATGACTGAGATCATGGCAAACGTGGAGTTTAAATAATGAATCCGTTTGACTATGTGACAGCCATTAATCATGGCAAGCAAGACATCATGGACGATGATTTGAAAGAGAAAGCCTATAACTCTTTTCTGACAAATCGATCACTAAGTTATTTTCCTGATACCGTTGCCGCGGCTAACGTTATGAATCAGTTTCACCACTTGGATAACAAGTTACAATTTCATTTTTTACTAAATATAGTAAGAAAGCGAAAGCGGTTCTCTAAGTGGGAGAAACAAGAGACTTTCGATGACGTGGAAGCGGTAAAGGAGTATTATGGATACAGCAACGAAAAAGCACGTTCGGCTTTATCCCTCCTTTCACCTGATCAAATTAATGAAATAAGAACAAGGATCTACAAAGGTGGAAGAAAATAGAATTTGGAAACCAGCAGATATGCTGGAAGTGACGTTGAACGAACCCGATGATTTTCTCAAGGTTCGTGAGACATTGACAAGAATGGGTGTAGCATCTCGACGTGAAAACAAACTGTTTCAGTCATG